AACCCTCTTTGAGCGGCATCGTCTTTGTCCCGATTAGGGGGTTTTATCAACCCCGAGTGCGCGAGGGAGGTGGAGTGGTCGAGGACGAGGAGGAGGTTGTCGTAGATGAGCCGGTTGTGTTGGTTCCGGTTCCACTTGAACCGCCTACACTTCCGCTGGTATTAACGCCGGTAATTTCGTCTTTGTTGGTTCCCTGCGGATTGCCTTCTGCATCAACAACTGGCGCGGTTGTGCGATGCGCTTGCTGCTGGCGCGCGTAACCACTACCACCCTGGTTGGGCTGCCCACCTTGATTCTGTGAAACACCGCTTTCCATAACCCGGCGCTGTCCCGCAGCAACGCTTTCATCGCCTTTGTATGCCATACCGGCGGCACTAACAACCTGCATACCCGGCTCAAGGGTCAGTGCTTCAGCATGTGCGGCATCGGGATCTGGATTTGGTTCGTAAGAAACTTCACCCCTCTCCTGTGCTTCCTGCACGCGCTTGGCACGCTCTTCGGAACGCTGTTGCAGTTCTTCCCGTCGCGATTTCTCGGCCTCATTCAACTCTCTTGAATATTCTTCTTCGGCCTTGCTGATCGCTTCGGTACGCTTGCGTTCAGCGTCAAGCAATTGCTGCCGCCGCTGGCCTTCACCTTCACTTTCCGGCTTAAGCCGGCGAATGATCGGATGATCCTGAAGTTCCGGCGGGATTTCATTCCAACCTTGCTTCAGGACTCTTACTTCACCTTCAGGATGCTCTTCGCTAACCGGCATCTGCAAGGTGATTTGATTGTCGAGATAGACCCGATTGCTAGTGCTTCCACCAGACTGCGCCATAGTTAAGACTCCATTCCTGCTACTCCAAGAGGGAAAGCTTTTATATCCCTCTTGGAAAGTGAGAAGCTATTTGATATAGCATTTAGCTAAAATTTAGCTCAAACGCCATCCAAATATGCCATCGTTTCCGGGTAAACAAATTCCATTTGTCCCAGCCGGCAGTAAAAAGTCGCAGTATGGTAGATTCCAACATACTGGATGGGGGTCTTCTGCAACGGGGTCATCGGATAGCGCAGACGCAGGGGGTCCATACTATACGCGATTGCGCGGTCCACAGTTCCCAATACCTGGGGCGTACCGCCAACACCCATACCGATCGCCCATTTGACCGGCTGGATCTCAAGCGTACCACCACGTTGGTTTGTCAGATTGTTCTCTTCCAGGAACTTCAAGGTCGAGATATTACCTGCCGCACTAACAGTTTGTGACAGCAACAACCCATACGCAGCGGGAGGAAGCAGGATCTTGTCGGGGATTACCGCATAACCCGATGCCGCCCAGGTATTCTGAAGCAGCGTGTTGACATCGGCAAGAATCTGCGCCGGGGTTTTGCTGGCCCAGGTGGTGAGACCGCCACTTCCGGTATTGGCTGCGGTAGTAGCAGTAACCTGCGGGCTATTAAACAACCCAACAAAGTTAACTGCGGGATCGCCAACATACACAACCTGATCGATGTCCATCTGATGCTTCAGATTAAGACCTTCGATCTTTTGTGTATCAACCGGGCGTCCTACCTTGATCGCCGCTTCCAATTCCGGGATGGAATACTTAACTTCCATTTCCCAGAGCAAGAGAGGCTGCGATGTTTTACGGATATCGACCGCAATCCCGGCAATGGTGGTTGTATTCTTACCACCCCAATTGATACCCGCCGGGGTAATGCCGCCGGGAGCCGCAAATGTCGAGTTTGTATAAGATGCGGCATCATCAGCGATGGTAACATCTTCACGCAGATCGACATCACGCCCCCAAGTGACGGAAGCGAGCGGCATGTGTAGTGTTGGGTCCAAACGTTCAAGTTCGTGAACGAGGAACGCACCCGCAGAGTCCACAGTAAACCCGTCATGCGTGACGTAGTTGTGATCGAGCCGGGGAGCGCCTGCCCGCATGGCATCGTAAGTGATCATATTAATAATTCCTTTGAACTTATCGTCTGGCACTAGAGGTTGTAGCTGATTTCGGTATTACCCGATGCATCAGCCGGCCCCATAAAGCGAACCCGGTTCAACTTGAACCCGCTGGTTGTCGGATCAACCGGCTCAAGCAGTCCCAGTACATGCGCGCCAGAAGAGGCGGCAGTCCAAAGATACCCGGAATCACCCTTTTGCGCTGCGGTTGCTCCACCCAGTTTTACGGTCATAAAACCGCGCCGCATGATATCAACAACACCTTGCGGCATTGGCGTACCAGCGCCGAAACCAACAGTGCCAGAGGGAAATCCAACACCAACATCCGCACCAGGGAAGGGGCGAACAAGAAATCCCCATTCCATATCAGCGGTAACATCACCAGTAGTAGCAGGACGCACCCCAGCATTTGCGGCTGCCATAATCGCCACCTGACCATAAAGGGTCATCGGCGTTGTAGCATGCTGCCGTTCTGGTGAAATCGTGCAACCATAAGTCTGGAAGCGAGACACTTCACCAGGGATACCAGCATTCATACGGTACATAAGAGCGGGCATTCACTTAACTCCATAACAGATGACAGAGGAATCGGCTTGTGTTGAAATTCCCCATTTACTGAATTGTCGGCTTCTTAAATTCCCCGGTCTTCCACGCCTCCCTATTGCGCCGCTGAAGTTCGGCGATCGATGGAGAACCACGCTGTCCTTGCGCAGGACGTGAGGCACCATCACCAATACTGGCCCGCATGACATTGTTGTTGCGACTGCCACCAATTGCGCCGGCAGTAACATCAAACGCCATCTTCAACGTGTCACAACGCATTGTCTTGAAGACTTCAGGGTTTTTGATATTGGTGACAGTCTCGACCAGCCCTTTGATGTTTTCATCCCGGATCGCGGCATCCATTGTCTGCCGGCGGAACGAACACAAACGACGCGCGGTAATGGTTGGATTAACCCGACCATCAAATGTCGGAACCCGGATGCCAGGAACGATGATTTCCCCTTTTGCCATCGTCTCCTGCCAGACAGTCTCCATATTGAAGCTGTCACCAACAGTGTGCCGATCACCAATACCACCGCTCTCACCACTGCGCGCCCTGCGCCCATCGAGATCGGTAATCCCTGGAAGATCAGTCTCGTAGATCATGTCGGGATTGCGTTCCGGCGTCGGGATATCGCCTTCGTCACCAACGGAACGACGCCTGCGCCGCATAATATAAGAGCGGGCGTCTTTGGTGTCGGGATCTTGCAGTTCTACTTCTTCACCTTTTTCGCCACCACCACCAGTAAGTTCGGCGACTTGTTGTGTCAGAGTAGCGACCGCAGCTTCAAGAGCGGCAACCCTGGTATTGACATCACCACCCGCAGCATTGGGACTGCCGGATGCTGCCGCAGCGGGAGGTGCTCCATTCGGCGGCGGTTCGTCACCAGTCATACCGGGCATTGCGCCACCTCCTGCTTGTCCACCACCACCCCCAAGATGAAGGTGAAGATGAGTGCCATCTTCACCAGTACCAATTGACAAACCGTCATCGGTACGATGGGCCTCACCCTCTCGCAGCGATGGCGGCAATTCATGCTCAAAGTCACGTTTGACTTGTTCAAGTTCAGCATCGGAGCGAGCAGCACGCGCCCGAGTGAAGTAACGGTCAAGCCAACCAGCCATGTTTTTACTCCCACAATCACAGTTACTCATGTATTCGGCTTAGGGGTTAGAAGTTGAAAGGAGGTTGACTTCCCCGTCGAACCTTGTTGTAATAAATTACGAATCGACTCACAAACTTCTAAAGTCGCGAAGTGCTTGCCATCAGTAGTGAACACAACACAATTTGTGCCTCTGGCGAAATGACCTGTTTCAGTACCCCGAGGTTTACGAATATTGGTTACTTGATCGGGATTCAAATAAATGACCTGACCATCCGGCGCGTGCAGGATGATAAACGAAGCTGTAAGGAGTAAGATAAGCGCATACATAGGCACTCACTTTTCTTCTTCCCCGTCTTCTTCCCCGTCTTCTTCGCTCTCGTCATATTCCTCTGGATTAAATCCCAATATTCTTATGACATCATCAGACATCGGAAGCTCTTCTTCCTCTTCATCGATGTCATTAACATCCATCGCATCGGGGATCTCGGTCTGGCCGATTTCACCGAAATGCGCGTCGATCGGGATTTCATAATTCGGAGTGCGGTAAGGCCTGCCATCATCACTCATAACGCGACCTGCCATGCTTCAAAAACATGCGGACTGATATAGCTGTTAAGGGCGATTGCCGGAGTGTTTCCCAGCTTTTGTGAAACCTGCTTGGCAACTGCCATAGTCGCTTTTTTGTATTCTTTTGCATTGGTTGGTGGCTTCATTGTCTGCATGATTCTCATTGCAGTCGAGGTGCCAACCAAGGTGCGAAAATCCTTTGGAAGAGCTTTGCCATTGGTTACGCTGCTGACGTATTTACGCAGCCTGCCATCGTTGACATTCGGGAATATCTGACCTGTGGGACCGGCTTCGACTGCGCGATGTTGCAGCATCTTTGCAACCTCCGAGTCTTCAACTGGAATATCGAGATCTTTACCTTTCTTACCCACAAATACGAGCCTTACATTGCCTTTACTATCGGTAACAACATGCTGCCCTTGTAATGTGGTCGCGCCGTAAGCTTGTTTATCGGCCCCGGTATCGCGCTCGCTGCCGGGTCTGATCCCGGTTGCGATCATCAACCCGAGACATTGTGCGTGTTCTTGGGTGAGCTTGTCGCGAGCCTTCAAATTGGCGTTGTTCTTTTTGACAACTTGATCAATATTCTTTGACAGAGCCAACACCCGACTAAACTTCTTAGCTGATGCGTCCTTACTATGTTTCTCGGAGTACAAAGGCTGCCTGTAGCCTTTTTTATCTAACCCGCTTACTTGTAGTTCCGCCTTGGGATCGGGATTTATCAGAAGATCCCTCCAAGCCGGGGGGATTGTTAGAGCTTGTAGATGCTTCGGCCATTGCGATCTGTCGGCAGGAGCCGGCACCATACCGCTCGCGCCTTTTGCTTTTGGCGATACAGCGGGTTTTGCCGGATTTGCGCCAGGGAGATTAAATGTCCCACCACCAACCGGAGCCGCTTTCTTTGGTGCGATACTTGGTGTCGGCGTTGGCGAGGTTGCCTTTGGTGTCGGCGGGGTTTTTCTTGGATTAGGAGTGAATGCAGCCTTTCTTGCTCTTGTTGCTGTGGTTGTTCCTGTCGGCGCAGTACCACCACCGGCAGTCCATTTCCCGCCTTTAGCTCGCGCTTCTGACGGTTTGTAGCCGGCGTCATGCGTGCGATGAATATGAAGGTGAATATGTTTCATTTGTCTGCCGGATTAATTATTGGGTTGCCCTCATCGTCAAGCGTAATCGTACCGTGTCGATGGGACTCCAAGTCTTCATAAGTTATGCCAAAAATATCTTCACCGGGATTTAGTTCACGATAGAAATCGCCGACAAGACCGTTATCGCCTTCCATCCGACCTCTGATCGTGATGGTTCCCTTATCGATTGTATTAAAGAAGAGCGTCATCATGTTAGAAGCCCTCGCAACAGTTTGGTGGTTTTCGGGAAGGCTTCTAACAAATTGGTAGGATCGGCACCACCCCCATTTATCTGCCCGGTTATTTCGGCAAAAGCTTCGGATGGGCCGGCATCACCGGGTTGTAGATAATAAGCGTACTCCGGGTTCTTCGATATACTGAGGTTATGTTCTATAAGATCGGATT